GCTCTCGATGCACGAACACGAGCAGGACCTGGTGCCCCGTCTTTTCCTGCACGTTTGCATAGTGCGCGTACTTGCTCCGGTCGATGCCTGTGGTCGGAATATTCAGATGACGCGTTCCTCCCTGAAACAAACCGCAAGTGCTTTTGAATTTGCACTCCACCCACGCTGAAAGTCCGCCCGGCCACCATGATTGAAGGTCAGGCAGCACGAGGTCCTGCGCCCAGCCATGCAGCATCGGTGCTACATCGCCCCCGTCATTTACGACCGAGACCAAGCACCCGCCATTGCGCAACTTGGTGGCGATTTTCAATTCCGTAACTCGCCCAGTTCGAAATTCCCAACTGGTCTTCAGGGTTGCCACGCTTCCCACCACACGACTGACGGCCCGTACTGCTCGCCCATAACCACCGCACAACTCGGAAAGGGCGCCGCGTCCTCTCCATCATCGAAGTGCAGACGCCCACGAAGGAAACGCACCTCACCCCAGCGGCAGTAGTCCCACCACCAGGCGGTGTCGACTCGAGCGGGAACCAGACACACCACCACCGCGCCTGCCTTCGCGCTCTCATATGCCTTGGAAACCCACTGGTCGATAGTGCGACCGTAGGGCGGATTCATAAAACATCGGCCATACCACGGTTGCGCGAGTCCATCGTCGGCAGGCGTGTAGTAGCGTTCGCACTTTGCCGACCAGTCCTGCGCGCACACGTCCAACTCGAACTCAAACTCCTCGTTAAGCAAGTCGAACAACCGCTGGGGTGTAGCCCAATCGCCGCGGTCGCTCGAGTACAGCCCGTCAGTCTTCGCTTGTTTCAGGAAATAACTGACCGACAGCCGCTCGCCTTCGCACGCCGAAAGAATCCGCTCGCGGCGCTCAACTGGTACAGCTCCCATTTCAAGCCAGCGGTCGCCGATATCCTTACTGGCACCGACCTCCATCAGAGCCGATTGACGTTGTGTCAAAGAATTCGCGGTAACGTTCCGCGAATTCTTTCGACCGGGCTGTTTCGGCAGGCGTGCTAGCAGTTCGCCTGCACGGCATTCGCACTCAATCTGCGCGATAGTGGCGAGGTTGACCTTCTCTTGACCCAATCCCGCACGTTCGGCCCAAACGCGATAGGAGGCACTCAGGTCCGCACCCGCCTTGGCGTCCACCACGGTTTCAATCTGCTCGGCCAGCGCTCGCACGCGCGCAACCTTCGCCATGTAATCGTGCTCGTCGCGGACAGCGAGGTCCAACTCAGCATGCATTGATCGCGTCATCGCGGCTCTCGCTCGAAGCGCAGGAAGTACTCGGCTTTGGACATGGGCCGCGTGCCCTGCTTACGGTCGAACCAGTAGGTCCGCAGCGCCTGGGCGGTCCGGCGGAACGCGTGCCGATTCGGCAGACAGTTAGACGAGCACCGCCCGCGCAACGGGTAGTGCACCGGACACATCCCTCGTATCACCCAACTCGCAGGCATGTCAGGGCATCGCCGGGCTGGTGAGGCCCGGCTCCGCCTCTGACCGCTCTTCTGCCCCTGCAGCAGCGAGAGCGTTGATACGTGACTGGAGCTCGAGCCCGCGTTCGGTGATCTCCTCTTCGGTCATCTCCGGCGAGATCACCCACACCGACGCGTCCTGGACGACACCGGCATGCCGAGCGCGCGTGAGGAGCGCCCCGTAGCGATCGAGCAGTTTGCCGCGCCGGTCGGATTGCATGCGCGCCCGCGGCGCGTCATCAACGTAGCGCTCGGTCGTCGGCACGTACCGCTCCGGCTCCTGGTCGAGGACTTCGCCGGTGTTCGGATCGACCTGGACCGGCATGGCGTACGGAATCGTCTCGAGCTCCGACTCGTCCGTCCATCCCAGCCCGCACAGCGACAAGGTGACCCTGCGCTTGGCCTTCGTCTCGGCCTTCATCAGCGCATTCGCCAATGCGTCGCCGCGGAGTCCAGTGATCGCCACGGCGCCTGTCGACGAGTCCTGACGGCCCTCGCGATCGGTGGCGTACACCGTCACTAGATGGATGTCGCCCACCGTGGAGCGCTCCTGGCGGGTGATGTTGACCCTATGCAATTTGCGTAGCTGGTCGGTGCACGACTTGGTGGCGTACAGCGTGAGCTTGCCGTTCAGGTTGATGTAGGCAAACGGCTGGGTGAGCTCGTTGAGCCCGAGAGAGCGACAAGTTTCGCGGTAATATGCGACGCGCTCGTCCGCGGTGAGCTTGGCCAGGTCGCCCTTGAGGACGACCGATTCGATGATGTCCGCTGGTGACTCGGCACGAGTCGCTAACTCGGTCAATTCGGGAATCCTCCATAGACCGTCAAAATCGCCGCGCCGACCGCGACGAACAGCAGCACCCAGGTCGCCAGGATCACGCCCTGCTCGAGCCGCCGCTGCCGGCGGTGAGCGCGCTCATGGTCCCGCAAGAAATCACGCAATTCGTTGGTCGTCACTAGCAGAGCCCTCGAGTCGAGAACTCGCGCCCGCGGCCGACGGTGAGCATCCACCTAGCGGCGGCGCGCGCGGCGACCGGGTCGAAGACGCTCAACCCGGCTTTGCCCTGCGGCGTCGTGCGCCAGGTCGACGGTAGGAATTGCAGCGGCCCGCTGGCGCCGGAGCGCGGGTTGACCGCGGAGGCCACGCCGTGCGACTCGTACCGCTCGAGACACAAGACGACGCGATCGAGCGCGTCAGGGACTGGCGGGGTGGATGCTGCGACCGGCAGTTCACCCACCCCGCGCAGGTATTCCCTTGGGCCGACGCCGGTTGTAGCGACAGCCCCGGCCAGATCCTGCGGGTCGACGTGCGCCTCGAGCGCCGCGGCGTCCAGCTCGTCGTCGGCGTGGATGCCCAGCGCTGCACCGCCGAGCACGCCGACGACGATGCCAAACACCATACCGACCGCCAGACGCGCCATCAGGCCGCACCCTCAGCGTCGGCCGGCCCGCCGATGCAGTCATGGCAGCGGGTCGGGACCAGCTCGTCGTGCGCGAGACAGAAGAAGCGCTCGCACAGCGGGCACCACGTCTCCGCGCGCTCGCTGCAGTCCGACTGCTGACACTTTTCGGGCACGGCGATCATTCGTTTTCGAGCCACGCCACCAATTCCCTGGCCGTGTTCGTCATCGCGTGGACCGCGGGCACCAACTCAGCAAGCTCGGCGGTATCGCGGAGCACTTGCTTGCCACCCGCCTTCCAGGCCGCCCAATACATCTCCTCGAGCTGGTGGGACGGCTGTAGGCGGTGCTCAAGCACGTACTGCCAGTACGACGCGTCAATGCGCTCGTCGCGTTTGGTAGTAGTCACGCGTCAGGCCGCGACGGTCTGGCGCTGCTCAGCTTCGTAGGAGGCGAGGATCTTTCGCAGCAGAAGAGCGGCCTGGTCGCCCGGCTGGCGGCGTTCCTCGGCGCTCAGCCGTCGCAGACGTTCGAAGCTCTCCTGGTCAAGTTTGACGTACAGAGCGCTGTTTGCCATGACGCCAAGTATTCGCCACCGTCATGCCAGCGTCGACGCCTCTGATCGGACATTCGGCTGGAATGTCCGATCAGGCGACAGATCAGTCGCCGCGAATGGCTAACGCCCAGAATCGCAGAAAACCTTCCCATCCCGGCAAGTCTGCCCGCTCGAGCCAGCGACCGATCGTGCGCCCAGTGCAGCCAAACGCCTGCGCCGCATCAGCCTGGCGCGGAGGCAGGTCCGCCGCGGGGAGTCCTGCAGCCCACTCGCAGAGATCGACGAGGAACTCGAGCGGCCCATCCCACTTGGCCGTCACGCTTCGATGACCGCCCCTTCCCTGCCGAAGAGCAGCCGCAATCTGCTTTCGATCAGATGACGACAAGGCTGCCCCTTGAATCTCAGCCAGGATGCGCTCTGCTAATGGGTCCATACATCCCCTTCGACTAGAACACTTGTTCTTCTTTTTACTGCCTGGGCGTGTTGTTTGCCAGCATGTCCCCTACACGTAACACTTTTACATCCAAATGGTATGCGACGCCGGTATGCCAGTTGGCCTATCCTTTACGCCAACATCGCAGACATTCCACATAAGCATCCCCCGTGTTTCTGGCCTACGCACCCGACAGTCCGAGTAGATACCAGTGACGCATGGCTATACTGCGCCTCCAAGAGGAGGGAGCGGCCGTCTCCGCCGCCATGCCAGGCCAGCGACACAAACGTTTTCTGGATCGTCAGCAGTTTGTCGACGAAATGCTGGCTGCGGTCCGCGCTAATCCTGGTGCGGTCACTCAGGCTGGCTTGGCTCAAGCGCTTGGCCTGAGCGCACGGCAGCTATCGCGAGAACTGAAGGCCTTTGCGGTCCCTTGGCCGCCGAACGGTCGCCAGTCCTGGCACGAGCTCGCACAACGAGCTGCGCAATCACCGCCGGCCGACGCCTGGTTGATTACGTGCCGCGTGACCGCGGCAACCCTTGGTGATGCCGCGGCGAAGCTTCGAGCCGAGGACGGCGTCTTCATCATCGAAGCCAAGCGTCTCGAATCGGCATCAGTTCCGGCATCGAGCTGGCGTGTCCTGCTCTCGGACAAGCCGTAGACACGCATTAGACATTCCGACGGTCTGTCGCATCAGAGGCGTCGAATTGCGCCGTTGCTCGCCCCAGACTGGTGAGCATGGCCGATCGGGAACTGACACCGGATGAGCGGCTCTCGGAAGTAACCCGTCTGCTCGCGGAAGGCGCTCGCTTACTCCTGGAGAAGCGTCGCGCCCAGACGCCCACGACTGAAGCAGATCAAGCTGCGGCGGACAAAGCCGAGGCAAGTTCACGAAGTTGAGTAGCGGGAAAGATATGTCTGGTCGCGTACGTATCGTTCCCGCGACATGCTTCACTCTCGGGCTCAAAGCACAACACGCTCGTATGTGGATGCTCGCGACGTGCCCAGGCGCCGTCGACCACGCGTACCTGGTTACCGGTCAACGCGCGGTACTGCCGCAGCCGCCAACGACGGTTGAATCCGTCGCCCTGCGCCTCAATGCGGACACCTGCGAACAGCAGTCGATAAATGCGGTGCTGCTGCTCCCAGGGCAGTGTGTCGAAGGCGTCAAGCGGCGACTCAAGCAGGATCTGGCACCAGGCAGCAAGCTCTGCGTCTGTATCGGCTGCTACTTTCTCCTCGGCCACCTGGTCGCGAAGCTCTGCCAACTCCGCCTCGACCTCACCCAGGCGAGCGATCAACGACGCGGGCGGCGTGACCTTACCCCAGAGTTGATCGTTGATCCACTTCGCGCGGTCCTCGAGAAAGGCAAGCCGCTGGGCCGCCGCGGACGACGCGTGCGCCTGCTGTTGTGCGCGCAGCTCAGTAGCGACCACCTGTGCGTCGTACATGACACGCGGCAGTTCATGGCGCAGAAGTTGCGCGGCGACGTTGGGGCTCAATGCCTGCGGGGCTGCACACACAACACTCTTACGCGCAGCGTGTGTGTGGCCCGAGCGAGCAAGCGTGCCGAGCGCCGAGCACGCATAGGTACGCTCGCCGCGGGCAATCATTGGATGCCCACAACCGTTGCATTCGAGGACACCCGACAGCGGATGGGGATGTCGAGTCTCGACGGTCCGCACGCTTCCAGGATGGTCGAACTTCAACCGCCAGCGGCGGACCTGAGCCGATGTCCAGTAGGCGAGCTCGGGTACATGCTGGCGGAAGTCCTTCGGCTGGCCCGTCTGCGGGTCAGTAGCGAAACGGTGCCACACGATAGACCGCTTTTTCAGGCGCGTCCCGAAGGTGAACGTACCGGTGTAGATCGTGTTTCGCAGCAGGTAGCGAAGACTTTGAACGCTCCAGTGGGTGGTCGTCCCACCCCGACCTTTGAATGCAGGCCGCGGCGGGCCGTACGTGTTGAGCCGTCGCGCCATCTGAGACAGCGAATCACTGTCCTCGAAGAGGCGCGTCAACTCAGCAAGCAATTCTTCGTGGTCGGGGTTCTTGGCAACGCGACGGATGACTCGACGCGCGTCGTCAGGCTTCAGAATTTCGGTCATGTAGCCAATCGGCGGTCGCATGTACACGGGCTCGTGTTCCAGTTTCTTGAACAGTCCCGACCAGAAGGTATTGCGGATGCTGCGCCAGTCGATGCCAGCCAGCATGCACTGGAACTGAAACTGCAGCAGATCGTCATCGTTACGCAGGTCGTAGTCGCGGTCCCACGTAGCGAACAGGCCGCCCGCGTCGACAATACGGCGGGCGATATCGCCACCGTCCATGCCGAACTCGTCGCGCGTCAGTCGCTTGACGTCCAGGGCGCCGATCCCTTGAATGCGGCCCTGGCGCAGGTCCTCGAACATCTGGAGAGCGACGGTGCGCTTGGACAGATGAGCACCCGAGATGCCCTGCTCGTCATAGACGCGGACCTGATAGCCGCGCCCCTCAAGGCGCTCGACCATGTCGAACTGAGCCTCAGAGCGGAAGTTGCCAATCTGACGCACCGTCGAATTCCGAATGGTCAGACCGATAGTCGCGCCTGTCACGCGGCGTCTTTCACTAGCACGGGCAGTTGGCCTCGTGCGACGGGTCGCGCCACTGGCGACACTTCGGGCATTCGACCATCGCGACATTCGAAAGGCGGTCGCCTGTTTGCTCAGCCGCACTGGCCAACCGTTCAGACTCGCGGATCAGCCAATCCCAGACGCCATGCCACAACTCGCGCCTCGTCGCCATGTCATCAATCGGGACCAGTCGATCGTCGGGTAAAATTGTCATTGCAGGTCGTTCCTTTCCAACCGGTTGATCTGCTCTTGGCCCCTCGCCGCCCATACGGCGCGGGGCTTCTTTTTTACTCGTCCTCGGCAGGACGCATCAGGTCCGCGGGCTTGACGCCGAGCGCGGTGGCCAGCTTGCGGATCGTGCTGGTGTACGGGTCCTGGATGCCAGCCTCGATGCGCGACAGACTCGCAGGCGTCAGGCCAGCCTTCTGTGCGAGCTCGCGCTGGTTCAGGGCCTGGCGTTCGCGTATCGCCCGCAGGCGTGGCAACTTCACCACATCGGTATCGTACTCGGTCATTGACGAGACTATATCAACTCTTGCGTTCCTATGCATGACGTGATATGGTCTGGATACGAAGTCATGAACATCACGCTCTCAACAGACAACCCCCGCAGCCTGAAGGCGCTGCAGCTCACCGCGAGCGCCGCTGACTGGCTCGCCCTCCCCGGTGGTGGATACGGCATCCCGAGCGAACGCAATGACGGCGCCTTCTACGCCGCCGACTGCTCCTCGTGCTCGTGCCCCGACTTCCAGTACCGCCGCGAGGCGTGCAAGCACCAGCTCGCCGTACGTCTCTACGCCGTGCTCCAGGCCGCCGCGTGATGCCAATACGGCACATTGTCGTCACGGTCGCACTCGACCCACAGTCGGGCATGACCGTCGACGACTGGGACATGATCGAGCAGTGGCTGATCGATCACTTCTACGCCCGCTTCAACCTGCGGGTGCTCGCGGTCAATACCGATGTCGAGTAACGGTTACACGGGCACCACGGTCGAGGGCGTCGTCGAAGCCACCAACGAGCGCGGCCTCAAGCTGGACGGCGGCTCGGGCTGGCTCAACGTCAGCAAATTCCGACCGCTTGAGCTGCCGCCCGTCGGCACCGCGGTCCGCGTCGCCGTCGATGCAAAGGGATTTCTGACATCCGTCCAGGTCCTCGACTCGCCCACAACTCCCGCAGTTCTGAGTCGCAACGAAACGATTACCCGGCTCGCCGTGCTCAAAGCCGCGGCCAATTTCCTCGGCCTTTTGTCGCAGACACGCGAAGAGGTCAAATCTGAGCACGTCCTGGTGCTCGCCGATAAGTGGATCGCCTGGGTCGACCAGGCCAAGGAAGCCTCCTGATCATGACCACGTTTCTCCGTCTCGAGCTCAGCAATCGCGAGGGTGACATCACGCTCGTCAACATTGAGCACGTCGTCCGCATCCACCCGACCTGGCCGAAGGGTTGCACGCTGGTGCTCAGCGACGACACCAGCGTCCACGTCCGCGCCAGCCTGGAACAACTCCAAGGACGTCTGCTCTGCACCGGCGGCCGCGCCCACGTCTACACCGTCGAGCACACGTACGCGCTGGACCACCAGGTCGACGAGGCGTACGAGGCCATGCGCGCGGACCTCCTGCCATGACGCAGGTGGGAACCCGCCCCTACGGCGGCACGGGACTCTCGCTCGAGGACCTCGACGCCATGCCGCGGCACGATCGCGAAGCCATTCTCGCGGGCACGATCCACCACCTGCGCGAGCAACTCGGCGAGCTCCGCACCCAACTCGCCGAGTCCGAAGGCATGCTCCGCCAGGCCATGCTCGAGCGCGGCGCCACCGTCGCCGACGCCGGCACCTGGACCGTGAAGCTCGCCACGAAGCGCTCCTACGTCTACGACGAGGAAACATTGGCTGGGCTCCAGGCGTTCGTCGACCCCGACGTCTACGACGAGGCCGTGCGCAGGGTCGTCACCCTCAAGGTGTCGAAGCTGAAACTGAACCAGCTCGTCAAGCGCGGCGGAGAAATCGCAGCCATCATCGACGCCGCAACGACCGAGGTTGTGGACGGCTATACGCTCGAGGTCACACGCTAATGGGGCATATGTCTAGCAAAAAAGAGGGCGCCCCTGGCTGGCTCAATGAGCTTCGCGGCGACTACGAGCGCGAGATGGATCGTGCCAACGCCGCCAATGCCGAACTGACCCGCGAGCGCGACGAACTGCGCGAGCAATTCAACCAATACGTTCGCGGGGCTGAGACAGAGGCGAACGAACTGCGCGCGGATCTTCAGGGCTTGATGGACGAGAGCGCGGCCAGCACGGAAGCAATGGATCGAGCACGGGCCGAGATAGACAGCCTGCGTGCCTACAACGAGATGCTGCTCAAGGTCGAACGAGAGCATGTGGCCGAAATCGAGCGGTTGACTCAGCTACTCAAGGATCACGACATTGAAGACGTGCAGCCGCTGCCACGAAGCTAAACCCGCTGCCGAGTTCTATCGCGACCGCCGCGCTAGTGATGGCCTGAACGGCCATTGCAAGGCTTGCCACTTGGTCAAGACCAATGCGTACAAGCAAGCAGATCCAGCACGGCACAAGGCTCAGGATGACTCTTGGCGAGAAAAGAACATCCCGCGTGTCAGAGAGGCGCAGGCGCGCTATCTACAGACACATCCAGACTTCAAGCCCGAGCACACTCGCGATTGGCGAAACAGGCACCCGGATCGAACGCGAGCACACAACCTTTTGAACCGCGCAATACGGGATGGAAGGCTAGTACGCCCCGGTGATTGTCAGGAGTGCGGATCAGGAGTGCGGATCGAAGCTCATCACGATGACTACTCAAAACCCTTGGAGGTGCGATGGCTGTGCAGGAAGTGCCACGCGAAACTCGGCCCACACTAGAAGACGAGCACGAACACTGCCCTTGTGTCGAGCGGCTGACGGTCGCAGCGCATCGCTTCGAAGAAGAGGCTCGTCAGGCTACGTTCGAAGTCGAGCGGCTCCAACGCGAGAATGGCGCCCTGGCGCGTGTGTATGCGCTGGCCGAGGAAGCACTGCGCGGACGTACCGCCCGAATGCATGACGCCGAATCCCAGGTCACCACGCTGGAGTGGCAACTGAGCGAGGCGAACAAAGAGATCGAGCGGCTCCATGCGCCACCGCACGGTCCGACTGCCTACAGCGACACTGGCCAGTATGACGACGGCGGCAAGTGGGCCGACCTTCAGTCCGATACCGAAGCGATCGACGGCGACCAGGTGCTTTGAAAGACCTAATTGTTGTTGTTAGAGATGACCAAACATGATTGACGGACACTGGCTCGCCGTGAAGCGCACCGACCCGCGGGCGTACGCGCTGTATCGGCGCCATTACTCCGCGGAGAAGGGCGCCCGCTGGCGGCGACCTGGCAATACCAACGTCACCTCAGCTGGTGAGACGATGGTGCTGCCGAGCCAGTGCTGCCGCGCCCTGTTCGTCTGGCTCAGATGCGACCCCACCATGCGCCTCGACCACCAGACCGGCGTCAACTGCGCAGTGTTTCGGAATGAGGGAGCCGGCCTGTCGAGTGACATGATACGCGAGGCCGACGAGCTCGCCTTTCAACGATGGCCGGGCGAGCGGCACTTCACCTACGTGGACGACACAAAGATCCGCTCCAGCAATCCTGGTTTCTGCTTTCTCAAAGCCGGCTGGACAAAGTGCGGCCGCAGCAAGGCACGCAACCTCAGCATCCTTGAACGGTCTTGGTAGATCTAACTGCCCTTAGCGCGCACTAGACTGGCGGCGAGGAGTTGGACCACCTGGCAGGAGCGGCGCCGTGCGCAGCGAAACGTCACCCCGTCGTAGGCCTGCCAGCACCCTTACACTCAAGCGGGCGGCGCAATCGGGATGACGCCGCACCAGTCTTGCGCGGAGAACCTCCCTCACCTTGACAGGGGTGGCGGACGACGACGATGATCAGCACGGTGATGATGAGCCCGCCGACGCCGTAGACCACGTCAGATCAGACGAGCGATCGCCGTCGCGGCGATCAGCCCGAACACCACCGTTGCCGTGAACGGGACCACGTTGAGCAAGCCCAGGATGGCCAGCAGCAGAACCAAAACGGCGATGATGGCGCCGACGGTGTACGGATACGCGCCCATGGTAAATGGAGCCATGATTTACTCCCCCTCTGGTAGTTGAACGGGCGGCGCCAGGACGCGCTCGACGAGCGTGACCGGCGTGGCCTCGGGCGTTTGCACAGGCGTCTCGGTCACCACCACGACCAGTACTGGCAAGATGATGACCGGCACCACCACGACCTCCCTGGCTGTTACCTCATCAGGTGGCTGCACCGGGACGAGCGTCGGGCGGTCCAGAGCGTAGCGGGTGGCCTGCGCCTCAGGCGTGCCGCCGCAGCGTTCCTGCGACGTCCAGTCCCGCTCCCGCACGCCAGGCACGTCGGGTACCGCGGGCGGCGCTGCAAGACACTCGGCTGACTTCGCGCGCTCCGGACCAGGTCGGAGCGTCGGCGGCACGCGGCGCTCGATCAGAGGGGTAGGCCGTGGCGTGGGCGTGTCGCGCGGCACGGGCGTGCCCGTGGGCTGCGGCGTCGGCCGCGGCGTCGGCGTCTCAGTCGGCTCCGCCGTGGGCGTGTCGGTTGGCGTCGGAGTCGGAGTCTCGGTCGCATCCGGCTCGGGCGTAGCTGTCGGCTCCAGCGTAGGAGTCGGCGTGTCGGTCGGCGTTGCCGTGAGCGTGGGCGTCTCGCACAGCTCGAGCTGCTGGGTGGGGTTGATGCACTGGGCATGCAGCAGCAGCAGCCCGCCCGCAATGAGCCCAAGCACTAGTCCTCATCTTTACGGCGGCGACGGGGGGCGGGCCGAAAAGCCAGCGGTATGACAAACCAGGCGCCTAACACGACACCACAGACGAGTGCCACGCCGGCGTTGTACTCGGGCCGGATGAGGACCAGCAGCAGGCCAGCAGCCAGCACGATCAGGGTCACCAGCACCTGGCACACCATGCGGGTGATGGTCACCGACGCCGGCTCGTGCCACTCTTCGGACGGCGCGTCAGACAACCGACACCACGCTGAACGCCCCCAGGCGATTGAAGTCCGCGCGCGACAGCACGTCCCATATTCCACAGTAGCCGGGCGCACTGTTGGCTATCCAGAGGTTCGCGCCTTGCACGCCGCGCAGAGCAACCCAGTGGTAATAAGCGGCCCCCGACATCATGCCTGTGGTGCTCTGCGCGATCTCGTACACCGCGTCGAAGTCGAGCCAGCCCTGCTCACTCCCCAGGCCGTAGTCGCCGAGCACGCGCTGGAGCTGCGCGCCCGAGCCGTCCATCAACCCGTAAGTCGAGTTGATGTTGTTCGGGTAGCCGATCTCGTAAACGGTGCGTTCACGGTCGCTGCCGCGGCACCCGGTCGACTCGAGCACCCAATCCAGACTGCACGAGGAACACGTCCAGGAGTAGACCTGCGGCGCCATCGCGAGGTACGGGTTCCAGCCGACCGTAGCCGGCGGTGGCTCATCTTCATAGCCCTCAAAAGGGCGTCCGTTTTACGGCGTTCTCGCTTTCGTACCAGTAATAGATAGCGTCGCGTGCGAACGTCTGACTGACCTTGTCGCCCTCGCGCAAGACGACAAACTGCTCGTCCCCGCGCGGCTCGTCGGCATTGTCGGCGATGGCTTGCGCCACGCCCGGTCCGATCGAATAGTCCGTCACCCCAGCGCTCCGAACTTCGATTCGAGATACGCCACCAGCGCATCGCGCAACTCGTCAGTTGTCGAGCCGAGCGGCACCGCCTTGATCGTCGCCAGATGATCGGTTTGTGTTTGTGTCTGACTGGCGAAAAACGACTCCACGATCGGCTGCGCAGCGGGTGGCAGTGCCACGTGCTGACCACTCTCGTCGTAGGTATAGATGACCATGCTGTAGAGCGCGTCGGTGCCGATCCCATTGGATACATCGAACCCCGCCTGCGCCAGATTGTCCTCCAACGGCACCAGGTCGAGCGGCGGCATTGGCACAACCTGCGTCATCAGTGCAACTCCAGTCCAGTCAGTACACGGCGGGTCGAATCGGTGTACAGCGTGCCAGCGTTGAGGATGCTCCACTGCCCGTGAAGGATGTGCGCTCCAGCCGACAACGCAAACACCCAGTGAATTGTGACTATTTGATACACCGTCGGATTACCGATGGTGAAGAGGTTGGTGGCACTCCCGTCCAGGGCGAGATTGAAGACAGCCAGGGTGTTACTCACCGACCCGGTCACGATCACTGTTGCGGTCAACGAGGCCAGAAGTTGCCCGGCTACTGGCGACGTGAAGCTAATGAGCATGTCGGGAATGTCGACCGGGGTGGCCGAAGTGGTACTGGGCGTCGCTGTCGCGCCACTCGCCTGGTGCTGGATAACGGCTGCATTCGGCGCCAGGTCAACGGCTTGAATGGTCCCGTCGGCAATCATGGCGCTGGTGATCGACCCCGCTGCGATCCCAGCAGCGGCCACTGGTAGTCCCAGGCCTGGCGCGTGCGTGTGCTGGTCGACCGCCAGCGCCAGCGTCTGGATGTCCTCTTTGTGGAAAAGATCCGCCGCAGCCGTCGCGTACGGAAATGCCAATCCGCCGGAGAAGTTTGTTGCAACAGTTCTCGCCATTTATCTGGACCTCCCTAGACCCACTGCACTGCCTTGACCCTGAGCGAGCCGCGCCACTGGCGGCCAATCTCGTCGAAGCTCTGCAACAAGGAATACTCCGTAAACATCAACTGCTGCGTCGTCTCGTCCGGCAGCGTGACGTTGACGGCTCCAGGCGTGTCGACCGCGGCCTCGATCAACTTCTGGATCTGGGTGCGACCCATCCTGATCGGCACCCCGTCCCTGCGCACCAGGCCGTCCGCACACAGAATGTCCGCCTGGAATTCCATGATCCGTTGCGGCCGCAACGCGTGGCCCAGACTCACGCCCGACACCAGCGGCGACGCGGTGTTGACCGTGTTGTGGAGGTGCACTCTGAGAGCGGCCAGGGTGCAGGACGCGGTGATCGGGAATTTGACGCGGTCGTAGACCGGCGTGTTGAACGTATGCGCCAGCGCCGTGAACGTCGTGCTCGGCGTGGGATCGAGCTTGTACTCGAGCGTCACGTAGTTGCTCGCGTCGATCTTTGGCCCCGTCACGCTGAAGTGGCGCAAGCTCTTCTGGCTGGCGTGGTAGCCGGCGTGCCACAACGGCAGATCGATCCACCCGTCGCCGACAAAATAGCGATAGGCCGAACACCCCGCCGGATTGGGCGTGCACGGGTTGATCATCCAGCCAATGCTGCCGTCGCTAAAGCCGATGTACGTCCGCGTGTGCCCCGCCGCCTGGCCGACCTGCGACACGAACAGGTGCTGAATCGCTCGATTCACGAACGGGATGCTGACCGAGCCATGCCAGGCGTCGATGTGGACAGGTTCGCCCGTACCCTGACTCCCCAACGCGGTCACGAGTGTGCTCGCTCGAGGTCCGCGAACGCCTTGAGCAACCCACGCGCCGAACTTGCACAGGTAGCCCGTATTGGAGTCCTTATCGAGCAGCGCCGCATAGGCAAACATCGACTCGACACCGGCAAAGGCGGTCACCGCACCAGAGACGGCGCCCGTGTTGCTGGACAGGTCGTCAGGCCCCACGCTCGTCCAGGACAGGTCAGGGTCCAGTCTGCCCAGCGAATTGCCGTAGGCCACGTACAGACCGTTTTCGAAGGTGCCCCAGCGCCGGCCGTTGTCGGGCAGGTCGGCGTACCGCAGGAACGGGAACAGCTCGCGATCGTTGCCGGCGGCGTCAAGCGTGTACAGCCCGTCCGTCTTGGCGACGACCAGCGTGCCGCCCGCGGTGACCAGCAGGGACGTGATCGCCGAGGACTTGTCACCCGTCCTGAAGATCAGCGAGGTGTAATTCGCTTCGTTGGTCGGGTCGGCATTGGTGTCCAGTTTTCGCAGACGGTTGGTGTCGTCCGCCCACCAGAACTCTTTGCCCACCACCGTGAAGGCAAGCGCGGTGAACGTCGCCATCGCGGTATACGCAGCACCGTCGGACGTCCACTGCGCGACGCCGCTCGAGAGCGCGAAAAACGCACGCTGCACGCCATCGAAATTCGACGTGAACACGACAACGTCGATGATCGGCTGCGGGAACGTCTTGACCACCGACCACGTATCGGTTGTGCCCGCCGCCTTCTTGAGGACGTTCGCCCCATTGGTGGCGTACAGCGACGTCCCGATCTCGAAGAACTTGCCGATACCCCTGGCCGCATCCACACCCGCCGCGGTGTACGTGGTGATCTCCGGGCCGAGCATCCACGGCCAGACCGACAGGTCGACCGCGTTTGCCGCGGTGTAGCGCTGGTCGTCCCACTTCTCCTGGATCGCCAACCCGAGGCCGAGCGTGAGCTGCTGGAAGGGCTCCTCGCGGTCGTTGGTCGGATTCGCGCCGGCGTACGAGTAATCGGGCGGCGCGACCTGGTTGATCGACTGCGTCTCGACCGACACCAGCGCCGGCTGGCCTGCCTGGGGTGAGCCGATCAAGAAGCCCGTGCCGGAAATAATGACGTGAAACGGATACGGGCTGCGCTTCGCGTATACGGACACTAGACCCTCACCGCGGGCCCGAAGTTGCGCTGCCGATACAGCTTCTTTTGTGGCATATCCGCCACGAGATGCTCACGTACGAGGTCGTTGAACGCCGCAACCGCACTCATCTGATCTCGGATCAACCGCTGATTCGCCGCCGGCTCGAGCAGGTGTCCGAACTGGCGCCAACCCGCGACCAGCGCGGCGGCCGCGGCCCAACCCGCCGTCACCGGTGCCTCGTCTGTCTCGAGGCTCAACCCCGTCTGCTCACCCCACACGCCACCACTCGCGCGACAGTGGTCATACGACCGCTTCAGACAGCGCAGGTAGATGAGATCGCCGGCGTTGAACGTCTGGCTCCCCGTATTGAGATAGAAGGTGCCGCCGTCGCGCTCGACCTGGCCGAAGATCCTGCGCTCGAAGGGATCTTGCAGGTTGCGGTCCTCGCCTGCCGCCAATAATCCAACCTGGAGCACGTTGCCAGTATCGATCAGCCACGGCGCCACCGCGGTGAGGTCATGCCGGCTCGTCAGGATGGTCGGAATGCACGCGACCTCGACCACCACCCAGCAATGCCGCAGCCCCTCGTTGATCAGACGCGTCGACGTCGGCGCGTCAAACGGACCAAGGATCTCGAAGCGCTCGCCTGGCCCGATCGGCGTGCTGCCCTCGAGCTGGACGTAGTTGTATTGCTCCATGTCGTGGTAGGTCAGCGCTTCCAGAAAGCCATAGGTCGTGCCGAGCGCGTCAGCGTACGGGCTATTGGTCCACGGCAGGTCAGGCGTAATCGTGCCCGTCGACGGCTCGTACGCCATCACGTAGCGACTGCGATCGGTGAGGAGCACGGCGCTCGGGCGATACAGCGGACGATCGATCAGTTGGTCCTGCTGCGGAATGCCGGACTGGATCGGATACGCCAGGCACACCAGTTTGGTCACGTCCGAGCCAATCATCGCCCGCAGGTCGTAGCTATCCAGCCCGATGAACGGACCAGCTTCCTGCGACAGACTCGAGCGGTACTGGCTGAGTGTCGGCATGGTGACTCCCTAGCGCACCAACAACAACGGCGGCGGGCTACTCGATGCCCCAGCGAGGACCAGGAGCGGCGCGACCGTAACTGGCGCGAGCTGCAGCGGCGGCGCGCTACCCGCCATACAATGTCCTTGAATGTTCAAGGCCGAAATCTGGCTGCCGGTCGCCGGCTACGAGGACACCTACGAGGTGTCGGACTACGGACGCGTCAGGCGTTTGACTGGCTATCGACGTGCCACCTGGCCCGGTCGAATGCTGAAAACCTATCTGACGACTCACTATCCAAGCGTCGGGCTGTGGCGTAGCAACACCCGCTCGACAGCGTATGTGCATCGTCTTGTGGCAGCGGCGTTTCTCGGACCGCCGCCATCTCCGTCGCACGAGGTCAATCACCTCGACGGCGTGCGGACGAACAACCACGTCAACAATCTTGACTGGACTACCTCGAGCGGCAACAAGCTGCATGCGTACACGACTGGCCTCACGCCAGACAGACGACTCGCGCGCGGAGACCGTCACGGCAACTCCAAACTGACCGATGCGCAGGTTGAGCAGATCCGCGCCGCGCCAGCCAGCGTGCGGAGCGTGGATCTGGCACGAGAGATGGGCGTCAGCATTTCGCTCATCAGCAAGATCCGCCTCGGCCACCATCGATTGCCTCATCCCCCGTAAGTCAGGTCCTCGAGCGAGTTCGGCACCAGCGCCTTGAGTGTCTGCCAATCATCGGGCAACGTTAGTGTCACGACCGTGCCAGACGGAAGCCTGGCACTCACGATCAGCTTGCCGGTATGCACCCACGTCCCATCGGTCTGCTGGCCGCCGACCAGCGTGTACTCAGACGTGGACATTGGTCACCTTCGCACCAGGTCGCTTGATGACGATGCTGGCACGCACCCCACCCTGCGAGGCGCGATTGTCCCTGCGGTACACCGCGGCTTCGATGGCCACATACGCGCGCCGATAGTCGGCGTCGCTGGTCAACCTGAGCTCGCGCATGCCATCAACTTGCGGCAAGCTAAGCCACCAGTCGCCGTCGATCACGTCGGGCGTGTTGGCATCGCCGACCATCGGGTCACCGTCCAGACAGTAGCCGTCGCGTTCGATCTTGATATCCCGCACGACGCCCTCGAGCAGCCGGCACGCGCGGTCGACCTCGACCTGGTTCTGGCAGTAGCGCACGTTGTGGCCGGCGTACGTCAACCTGAAAAAGCCCGAGCCGAAGACACAGTCGGGCCGATGCACCACTCCCGTGACACTCAGGTACTCGGTCCGCCCGTGCTCGTCGATCATCGCTAAACCGTGACGAAGGTCCGGTCGGTGGAATAGGTGGTGATGCCGTTGGCGCTCGCACCGATGCGGTAGTGGTAGGTCGTGACCGTCGTCAGGCCGGCCAGCCCTTTGACCTGCGGACCAGTACCGGTGCCCAGCGTGTTCTGCGTCCCGTACGCCGTCGTCAAGCCGTAGTCGACCCAATTGAGCGCCTGCGCCGATAGCGTGTAGTTGATATTCACGGTCGTCGCCGTCATACCCGACGCCGAGATGGCCGTAATGGCCGGCGCCAGCGCGCTGGTCGTCGACCCATTCGGCGCGACCGCGGTTGACGCACCGGCGTCGGTCGGCCAGCCGCCAGGCCGTGCAGTACCTGGCGGCTCGTTGCCGCGCCAGTCCACGGGCGTGTGCGTCCACAAACCGCCCGCGGCGCCGACCTGGTTGGCGATCACGCCACTATCGATCGGCATGGCTCTCCTGCTCTTCCTTGTCTTCCTTCGCGGCCCTCGTGTGCTTCTCGGTCGCGTGCGCGCGCGTCGCGGGTGGTGCGGCGCCGTTCTCCTCGTTCCACGCGACGAGGCTCTCGATGGTCTGCTCGCCCGTGATGGTGTACCCCTTCCGGATGTACACCACCGCATTGGTAGCCGCCGCCACGAAGCTCTCGCCGTCGTTCCGCAGATACGTGAAGTAGAGCGTGCCTGGCGGTGCGGGCACGTTGCCCTGCGTCGCGGACTGGATCGCCAGCGCCTGGTAATCGACCGGTGTTTCAGACATTGGCTCTCCCCCTCCGTCGAGACTCGTCGATGGGATCGTGTCCTCGGCCCTCGATGGTGGTGGCGCGCGAACCTTCAGCGCCTAGCTTGCGCTGCAGGTCCTCGAGTGTTTCGGACACTTCCACCCCGCGCAGCAACGCCGGCTCCGGCTCGCTCCGCTTCGGCGTCGTATCCACGACCCGCACCAACGTGCCACGCTCGCGGATCGACTTGATCGTTGCTTCGAGCTCGTCGATGCTCTGGTCGTCGATCCCGTCCAGGTCAATCAGGGCAGACAGCGTCGGATCTTTGCTGTCGGCTTTCCTGATCGCGTTAATCAGGTTCGCCTTGCGCCGCTGCTCGGCAATCACCCGCGGGCGTTCGATGCGCTCCCACTCTTCGATTTCCGAGATGCTCTCGCCGCGAGCTGGTTGGTCAGCGAGTATGTGGAACCCTTTGTCCTCGTAGTACGCCCTTGACTGTGGGTCCGACTGGAGTTGGACGATATACCCGTCGGGACGGGCATACCAGCGCAAATCGTAGTTATAGTTTTTGCCGCGCTTGGGCTGGATACCGGTCCGCCCAAGCGTCTTCTCGACCATCCGGTCGGTGAAGGTTTCGGTTGGCGCCGCCATGTCTAGCTCGCGCCGCGGACCCACACGCCGAAGTTGTCGCGCATTTCCTGGTGCCCGTAGATCTCTTCGACCGCGAGCTTCCAGGTGAAGACGTCTATGTCATAGAATATATGCGTCTTCGGCGTGCGCTGCATGATCAGCGCGACCGCTTCGCGATGCAAGATCGCGTTGTTCGCCTGGCCCGCGGACGGCTTCACCAGGTTGGTGGTGATGCCCAGGTTGAGCCCGTACATGTCGCCGAGCATGCCGTTCTTGGCCGGCATACTGCCGTTGCCGATGTACAGCGCGTTGCTCCAGCGGTCGAGCGCCAGTTTGGCCACCTTCTCAGCCGGCGACATGAGAAAGAAGCGGTCGTTCTGCGGCGCGTCGGCGTTGTCCAGGAACTGGACCGCGGACAGCACGTTCGCATCCGACGCGACGGTACCGAGCGTGCCAACGACCTGCGAAAAGCCTGCCACGTCGGTCGCCAGGGCCGTGTCAACGTCGCGTGCGAGCGCGTAGCCAAGCTTCTGCTGGTACTCGTTCTGGACGTCGACGATGCTCTGCACCTTGACGATATCTTCGATGCCGAGAGCGGCGTAGGACCACAGATTCAGCGTGATGGTCGTCGCGGTTTCAGCCACCGTCTCGTAGACGATCGCCGTGTTTTCTGTTTTGGCTCGAGCGGCGAGGTTGCCAATGCTGGCGACCTTGACCGTTCGGCCCACGCTGGCGTCGCTTTCGAAGCCGCGGTTGACCGACTTGGCGAAGAGCAGGTTGCTTTCCGTCGCGCGCAAAACAGCCTTCGACCAGATGTCCGGCGAGAAAACACCATCCGCGATGGTCTTATCAACATATTCCAGTGCGCCCGTGGCCATTGGAACTACCCCCTTCGGTGGTACCTGTTGCTAGTGTTGGGTGAGGGGGATGCTCCGCGTTGGCCTGTGGCGCACCCCCGGTTTCGGTCGGTTGTTCTCGTCGAACAACGCGTCATACTCTGCGAGTGACATCGCGGCAATCTGTTCGTCTGTCACTTCTCGGACGCGACTGGGGGTACCGGAGTCACGCTCGGGGACAGGCTCGTCGCCGTTGAGTTCAGCCATCAAAGACTTGCGAAGAGCAGACTCGCGCTTCTGGAGCTCGAGCTTGACCCGCGCCTCTGAGACAGCCTCCATGTATTCTGCCACTCCTTCGGCGTAGCCCTTGCCCACGCCGAACGCTTTGCCGGCGACCTCCTTCTGGATGGCCTCCGGCAGGTTCTTCTGGAAGGCGACCACGCCGTCCATAAAGGGACCCGCGGCCTGGGCGGCTTGCTGCGACGCGAGCTGGCTTTGCAACTCGCGCTGAGTCATCTCGCCCAGCGTGTACAGGTCCCCTGACGCCGCAGCGTCCAGCTTCGCTTTATCTTGTGCTTCGCGCTCTTGCTTCGCCAGGAGCTCCCGGGCACGACGATCGCCGATCTGCCCGATCAGGCCCGAGACGACATCGTCTTTCTCGAATTGGTCCCGCGGCAGGTTCTTTGCGAGGAGCCGCAGGGCTTCGGTCGGGTCCTTGGCATCGCGGACCGCGTCGAACCACGATTGGTCGGCCGCGGGTTCCGCCTGCTCGGGTTCGGATCGGGCGGCGTCGGATGCCTCTTCTGCTACCGACGCCGCCTCGTCCACGGCTGGAGGGACGGCCCCTGCTCCAGCCGTCTCGCTTGCGCGAGCCCTGGATTGCCCCCGAGATCGTGCGGGCGGAGTGTGAGCAGGTGCCGGCTCGTCGTCGACCAGGTCGGGGTGGACCGAGTTGTTCCAGTCGCTGGTCGTCACTTCTTCTTCGCCGCCGCCTTGCGCTGCGTGCTGTATGCCGCCGCTACGGCCTGCTTTACGGGTCGACCAGACTTGACCATCTCGCGGATGTTGCTCTGAAACGCGGCCTTACTCGCTGACTTCTTGAGCGGCATGCCTATCTCCGAATCGTCCCGACGGTGTTGGGCGCGTTGAACTGCGGGAGCGTGTTCTTGATCTGCGTCAGCGCGTCAGTCGGGTCGATCCCGTACTTCTCCTGCATAGATTGCAGGATCAGGTTCTGCGTGGTTGGCGTGCTGCTGAGAAAGCTACGCGAGTCGAGCTTGTTCGGGGTCGGCGTCGCGTTCAGCCAGGACTGCGCGGTCGTCTGGTTCGCGGTCGGGTCCTTGATGTCGTCGATGAGCTGCTGCAAGTAGCCCATGCCGCCCTGCGTGTTGCCGCCCGTGGTGCCAACGCCCGCAACCGTGGTCGGCGCCTGAAAGCTCGCTGTCGGCAAGCCCTGGAGCACACGGCCCGCCTGGCCGAGCACTTGCGCCTGGCGGAACGGATTCGCTTGCAATCCCGCCGCGGCGGTGATAGCGCCCATCTGCTGGGTGTACGCCTGCTGCTGCGCCGCGAGCGTCGTCTGATTCGCCAGCGGCGCCTGACCGGCGTTGCCGTACAGGTTGGCGTACTGCTGCTGCGCCGCGAGCGTCTCCTGACCCTGACCGGTGCCCTGCTGCAGCCCGTTCGGCGTGACGTAATACCCCGTCAGGCCCGCGTTCTGCGCGGCGATGTTCTGTGCCTGCAGCGAACCCGCCAGTGTCGGCGCACCCTGGTACTGACCCGTCAGGCCAGCCTGGCTGATCAGCAGGTTCTCGTTGAAGCGACGGATGTCGTCCTGGAACTTCTGCGTATCCAGCCCGAAGGTCTGATTGAACTGACGGATCTGCTCAGCCAGCGCGTCCTTGTTGCCCGATGCTGCCGCGCCGAGCAGTTGCTGCACGCCCGTAGCTAACTGCGACGAATTAGCCGTGCTGTTGGTCGTGGTCGTATTGGTCGCACCGCTCGAGACATTCGGGTTGGTGTTGACACCGAACGTACCGCCGCCCTGCTGCTGCGACAGCGACGCGCCCGTCTGAGAAGCCGCGCTCTGTTGGGCATCCGCGAGGGAATTGCCCTGGACGGTGATGCTGCCGCCATGAACCGTATCGGGAAGGGTGTAGGAAGCCATGCTGGTCTATCCGCTACTCGCTAACTGTGGCGCCGCCGCGGGGGCGATAAAGCCCATAAAGCGCGGATCACCGAACGGCACCGTTCCGGCGATGCCCGCTGGCAAGAGCGTCCCGGGAGGCTGTTGCGGTTGCTGCGGTTGAAAACGCGGGTCGTACGGTGCCTGAAACCCCGTCGCCGGCTGGATCGGCGCGATCGCCGGTACGGCAGCGACTGCCGGCTGCGCGACGGTCGGTGGTGCGACCACCCCGCCCTGCTGCTGGCTGGCGTTTGCCGCGTCCGCGGCAGCGTGCAACGGATGCAGCACCCCTCCGTTCATCTGCTGGTACTTGTCCAGCATCTGGCCGAGCGTCGCGATCGCCGCCTGCGTCGTCGGATCATGCACGTTGCTGTTCGGGTCGGCCGCCTGGACCATGCGTGCCGCGGAATCCATCGTCGACTGCCCGCCCATGAGCTCGGCGGTCCAGCCCGACAGACCCTGCACCAGGTTGGCGCCGACGTCGCCGGGGATGCTGGTGATGTTCTTGTTCTGGAGCGCGTTGCCCAGGATGCTCTGGAGCGTGCCCGTCGCGGCCTGGACACGCTGTTGCAGCAAGCTCGAGCCCGTCTGGGCATTGCCACGCGTATTCGCCAGGATGTCGCCGGCTGCCGTGGTTGCCGTCTGGTTCTGCGCAGTCGTGGCGTTGGCCCTCGCCGTCTGCGCGTTCATGACGTTCACCGTGCCCGTGAGCAGGTCCTTCGCGTCGGCCATGCTCATCTGCTGCGCGTTGACCTTGACGCCCACCTGGTCCATCAACGCCTGCATGGCATCGTTGGCCATCACGCGGTTCTGGTTGGGCACCCACTGGATTGAGCCGTCCGGCTTCAGCAAGGGAATGGTGGGCGAGATCAGATCGGGCGTGAGTTGCGTCGGCTTCTCGCCAACGTAGTTCTCGTTCGGGTCCTTACTGACGACCTGGCCCTTGTCGTCGAGCACGATGCGGAACCTGTCGGTCGGACCAGTGCCATACACCGCGACCGGCTTGGCGTCCTTGTCCTTGACGAGCTCGGCGATCGGCTGGAACGTGCCGTCGACGACCGTGCCGCCCTGCTGCTTCCCCGGTTGGCCAGGGATGTCCTGCCAGATGACGTTGCCAGCCGGCGTTGCCGCCGCTGCTGGCGCCTTGCGGGATGCACCCGTCGGCTTGTTCGACGGCGTCCCGTCTGGGCTGAGGGTAGTGACAACTTCGATCTCATTGGCGGGGTTGCTGGGGTCGGGGATCCAGCGCGCGCCGCCCACGTTCGTCGGCCCGGCGGCGGGCGGGGGAGCCGTGAGCTGATGGAAGCTGTTGTCGCCGGTGTCGACCATGCCGACGACCTTGCTCGGGTCGCGCGGATCGGGGATCGGCTTGAAATTGCCAGAGGGCGAACCACCGACCTTCTGATTGGGCAGATCCACGACCGTGTTTGAGTTGTTGGGGTCGATCAGTTTGACTGCAGGAGTGGTCGTGTCCTCAGGTGGAATGACCTTGCCCTGGGCGTCGATACGCTGCAGTTGCGACAGCGGAGCACCCTTGTTGGTAGACGGCGAGACGTCCTTGGGCCCTTCCTCGACGCTCCAGGACACCTTCCCGGTTGGCCCCTCAACGCTTACGGCGCGCAGCACCAACTGGCGACTACTCTTGCCATCAGTGATGGTTGCGAGCCAGCGGCCGGTCGGCGTTGGCTTCTGCGCTCCCGTCACGTCGGTCGCCATCTGCGTCTCGGCAACCGGATCGCCCACGGGGCGCCAGCCGGGACTCGTCTGCTGGATGATCTGATCGAGACCCAGCCCCTGGTCGTTAGGCACGTTTTCCGCCCCCCCGTCTGGCTGGCACTATACTCTCGCGCAACTCACGAAAATGTCCCGCGCCGCGCGAACGGCCGGGACGTCGACACCGAGAAGGATTGATTCCCAGTGCAGCCTCAGTCTACCAATCACAACCACCCCGAGCTCGAGCGACGACTCGATGAGTCCTTCGACATCCTGCTCGAGGTCCGCGATATCGCGCGCGGGCTGCGCGGTCATCTGGTCACCGTCGATGAACGCCTCACGCGCATCGAAGACGCGATCCGTCGCATCACCCCCAACGGGCATGCACAGCACTGACCGCACCGGCTTCGGTTTTGCAGCCGTGTTCATCGGCGGCGTGGCCGCGGCGCAGTTTGGACGACCAGGTCGCCAGGAAGACATCGCCGTGATCATGGGCATCGCCATTGCCGTGATGGCCGTGATTGCGATCAGTTTCGATGGCGAACGAGCCGTGCCCCCCTGGAAAAGGGCTGCTATTGAATGGCGACGGTTGAAGTCGTACCTCATCGGAGTTCTCGCGACTGTGCCGTTGATCGTCTGGATCGGCGTGGCGCTGAGCCTGAACAACGAATGGGGTGTGGTCGTGTTTTTTGCCCCCTTCGTCGTGGCCGTGCTGGGACTCGTGTACCTGTTCATCATCGATCCACGCCTGCTCCGTCGCCGTCTGATGCGCGAGGAGTTCAAAGACGACATTTAGCCGCCCATCCCAATCGGCACCGGCACCCGCTTCGCCCGGCCCTCATCAAGTCGCCGCCTGATCTCCGTCTCGCTCAGCGATTGCAGCAACTCACCGCCTGCCTGCATCCTCCCACGTTCGACCGCACGGGAGAGCGCCCGCTGCTTGCCGAGTTCGTCCGCATTCTGGTAGTCCTTGTCGGCCATCACCGCCTGCACGTTGCGTTCGATATAGCCGCCCGCCTTTTCATTGACGGTACGCTGCTCCGCGGGCGTCAGGTCGACGTTGCGTACCGACGTGGGGGGCTCTCCAACATCCGCTCCGTAGCGCAGCAACTCCGCCAGCACCACATTCGACCGGACCTCAGTTGTTCGCAACGGGTTGAGTGCTCCCGCACCAGACTGTTCGTTGGGAATGGGTCGGCCGAGTTGATCCTGCGCTACCGGCACGTTCTGGCGCAGGCCCGGCAGACGCGCCTGCACGCTTTCGGAGAGGTACTGCCCAAGTCCTTCCTTCGCTTTCGTTGGCTGCCGCATGACGGTGTCAGTCGCCTGACCGAGCGTGTTCAACGCCGAGCCATACGGCACCAGCGAGGTGATGAATTGCCCGAGCGATTGGCCGCCATAGCGCTGGGGGTCGTCGAACGCTTTCCACAGTGTCCCCACCCCCTGCAGATACGACTGCTCGGTCACCAGCTTCGCCGTCCGCTTGCCCTCGTCGACCAGAACCTCAACCGGCGAGGCGCCAGTCTTCGCGTACTGTTGCGCTTCCGCCACCCCTGCTACCGCAGACAATGACTCGGCGATCGGCCCCCAATTGGAATAGCTGACGTAATGGTCGCCGATCTTCACGCTGTACGGCTGCCACCCCTGAGCTTTGAGCATGTCGCGTTTTTCAGGATCATCAGGACCCGCTCCGGTAATCAGGCCGTCCTGCGCCTTCGTGTAGAAGGCATACGTCAGGGCTGAGCCCATCAGGTTGTCACCGAAGCGCTCGCCGAGCGGCACCAGTCCCTTGTCGGCACCCTCTTGGACAGTAGAGCGCGCCAGTTGTTCGCGCAGATTGCTCCTCGTCAGCGGACCATATTTCCCGCGGGCGACGTCAATGGCCGTACCGACTGCTCCCACCGGGGTAC